ATGACAAAGAAGGAATTGCTGACCAACTATCGTGCAGCGGTGATCGAAATGGAGGAGCTGCGCCGCCAACTGGCCCGGATCGGCACGGACGGGCGGCCATCGGGCGTATGCACGCAGGACACAGCACGGATTGCCCGGGGAACAAACGACCCGGCTGCGGCGGCGATGCAGCTGGCGGACGGCCTGGAAGAAATGCTGGCGCGAAAGGAGGCGGAGCTGGAAGGCATGCGCCAGCAGGTGGATGTGCTGCTGCGGGGGATCCGGGATTTCAGGACGTACATGGTAATCCAACATTATTATATATGTGCACACACCGACGAACAGGTGGCGCGGACCATGTCCATGAGCAAGTCCCGCATCAACCAAATCCGTACAGGCTTTCTGCGCGCAGGCTAACCCTCGCCGGACTTGATTGGACTTCATTGGACTTTGCTGGACAAGTTTGGAAAAGATTGTCTTGCATTATACTTCAACCTGTGTTATGATGCTATCGTGGTCAAATAAGAACAGGCGTTCTCCTTGATGGAGAGCGCCTTTTCTGTACCACCAATACGACAAGGAGGTGTGAAGATGGAGACCCACCCCGGCCCCGCACCGGACATCGCCAGCCCGGACGAGGTTCTGGCGACCTTCACCGAGCTGATGCGGAGCGAGAAATCCGCCGAGCGGCTCAAGGCGGCAGAACAGCTGGCGAAGTACCACAGCCTGTTCGCCCCAAAGGAAGAGGTAACGGCTGATCTGTCGGAAGCCGCATCCGCTGTGGAGGCTGCGGTGGCAGAGCTTTTGGCGGCGCGCCATGCGTAGGGCAGCTTTGGCGCTGCTGCTGAAGCATCCTGCGCAGATGGCGCGGCTGTGCGGCCTTGACCGGCTGACGGACGAGCTCCACGGGCATTGGATGCAGGACATGCTGCTGGGGCAGGAGGACATGACCCTCCTGGCCCACCGCGGCAGCTATAAAACTACCTGCCTGTCCTTCGTCATGGCAGCGATGCTTCTGGCATATCCGCGCAGGAATATCATCTTCATGCGCAAGACGGAGGACGATGTGGTGGAGGTCATCCGCCAGGTGAAAAACATCCTGCGCACAGACGCGATGCGCCATCTGGCGGCACTGATCTACGGCGCGCCGGTGGAGCTGCTCAAGACGGACATGTTCACCGTGCAGCTGTGCTGCTACACGCCCATCCGAGGCGCACCCCAGCTTTTGGGGCTTGGCACCGGCGGATCGCTGACAGGCAAGCACGCAGATATCATCATCACCGATGACATCGTCAACCTGCAGGACCGTCTCAGCGCGGCGGAGCGCAGCCGCATCCGTAGCGTCTACCAGGAGCTGCAGAACATCAAGAACCCGGACGGGAGAATCATCAACACCGGCACGCCCTGGCATCCCCAGGACGCCATCTCGCTCATGCCCAACATTCGCAGATGTGACTGCTATCATTCGGGGCTGCTGAGCGAGGAGGAAATCCTGCAGCTGCGCAATGTGATGACCCCGTCCCTGTTTGCGGCGAACTACGAATTGAGGCACATCGCCGCTGAAGGCGCGCTGTTCGGGGAATGCCCCCAGCTGGACGGGGATGCTGCCCTCCTGCGGGACGGGCTGGCCCATGTGGACGCGGCCTTTGGCGGCGGGGACTTCACCGCCCTCACCTGCGGAAAAATCGCAGACGGCAAGCTTCTGCTATATGGGCGGCTATGGCGGGGGCATGTGTCCGCCGTGATGGAGGAGATCATCGCGGAATGCGACCGTTTGCTGTGCGGGCCCATCCATGTGGAAACCAACGCCGACAAGGGCTACGTCGCCAGGGAGCTGCGCCAAAGGGGGGCGCTGGTTCGCCCATACACAGAGTCCGCCAACAAGCACGTCAAGATCGCCACCCTCCTGCGCAAGTGGTGGCCCGATACCGTCTTTGTCCGGGGGACGGACCGGGCCTACATCGACCAGATCCTTGACTACTCAGAATCCGCCGCCCACGACGACGCGCCAGACAGCGCAGCCTGCCTCGTGCGCGCCCTGGAACGACACATGTAAAGGAGTGAACCAATGTTTACCGACATCACCTGGCAGGACTACCTTGCCGCCGCCGACCGGGAGGCCCTGCTGCTGGAGGCCATCCGCCGCTGCAAGGCCTCGCCAGCTTTTGCCCGCGCGCTGGAGGCCAACAGCTACTTCCGCGGCGAGAACCCGGCAGTAGCCCGCAAGACCATCCTGCGGGCCCACAAGGTCAGCACGGTGGATGCAAACGGCCGCCGCCGTGCCCGAGCCGGCACCGAGGACGTGGTGGGCAACCGCATCGCCAGCGCGTTCCTGTTCCGGTTTGTGACCCAGCAGAACCAGTTCCTGCTTTCCGAGGGCGTAAGTCTGCCGGAGGACTGCCGCCGCGCTCTTGGCGCGGACTTCGATCATCAGCTGGAGCGCCTGGGCGAATGTGCACTGCTGCACGGCTGCGCCTGGGGCTTCTGGAATGCCGACCACATCGAAGTGATCGAGTTTGCGAAGAACCCCTACACCGGCTTCTTCCCTCTGGTGGACGAAATGAGCGGCGAAACAAAGCTGGGCGTGCAGTTCTGGCAGATCGCCCCGGACCGCCCCATGTATATCCGCGTGTTTGACGAGGAGGGTGTGATCATCTACCGGGAGGACCGTGCCGGGCTGCACATCGCGGTGGAGAAAGAGCCCTACCGCCGCGTGTACGAGGAGGACGCGCTGGAACACAGCATCACCGCCCAGCCAGGCTACGGCCGCCTGCCGCTGATCCCCCTGAAGGCCAACACCGACGCTGCCAGCGAGCTGACCCCCGCCATCAAGGCCAAGATCGACGCCTATGACGCCATCCTCTCCGACTTTGCCGACAACCTCGAAAGGTCCAACGACGTATACTGGGTGCTGAACAACTTCGGCGGCACGCTGGATGACGTGGCGGAGCTGCTGGAGCAGATCAACCGGGTGAAGGCCGTGGCGAACCTCTCCGACGGCACGGGCGGCAGCGCCACCGCAGAGCCCCGCACCATCGAGGTGCCCTACGCCGCAAGGCGCGAGGCCCTGTCCCTGCTGGAACGCGCCCTCTACCAGGACTACATGGCCCTGGATATGGACGCCCTCACCGGCGGGAGCCTGACCAACGTGGCCATCCGCGCAGCCTGTGCCAACCTGAACCTGAAGGCCGACCGCTACGAGTGGGAGGTGCGCCGGTTCGTGACAAACCTGCTTGCCCTCATCGGCCACCCCACGGAGGACGTGCGCTTCAAGCGCCAGACCATCGCCAATGACAGCGAGGTCGTCTCCGACATCTACACCATGCGCCAGGACATCGACCACCGCACCGCGCTGCGCCTCAATCCCTACATTCAGGAGGAGCAGATTGAGGGGCTGGTCCACGACGACGGGCGGCAGATTGCCGCCCCTACGAATGCCACGGCTTAACCGACCATCAGGCACGAAGCACCGTGCCTGTTTTTGATTGGAGGAATTGACATGTCTCTCACCCGCAAGCTCCTCAAGGAACTGGAGCTGACCGACGCCGCCATCGAGCGCATCATCGCCGCCCACACCGCCACGGTGGAGGCCCTCAGGCAGGAGCACAAGGCTGCCCTTGCCCAGGCGGAAGCATCCGCTGCACAGCAGCTGGACGCCGCCCGCCAGGAGGCCGCCGCCGCACAGGCGGAGCTGGACGCCTACCGCGCCCGGACGGAGGCAGACCGTCACCACGAAGCCCGGCGCGCCGCCCTCTGCGAGGCACTGGAGAAGGCCGGCGCCAACCCCGCGGCGATCCCGCTGATGCTGGACGCCCTCACCCTGCCGGAGGAAAGCTGGAACGGCGATACGCTCATCGATGCGGACGCCGCCCTCCAGCCCCTTCGCAGCCAGTACGGCGCGCTCTTTGGCCGCCGCACGCCCCTGCCCGTAAGGAAGGTGCAGCCGCCCGCTGCATCCGGCGGCGGCATCACCCGCGCAGACGTCATCCGCATGTCCCGGGAGGACATCAACCGCAACTGGAGCGCCGTCCGCACGGCGCTGCAAACCAACCGTTAACTACAACACATTTCAGGAGGTACACGAAATATGGCTATCGCTTCTTTCATCCCCCAGGTGTGGGGCGCCCGTCTCCAGCAGAACCTGCAGAAGTCCCTGGTGTTCGGCACGCTGTGCAACCGCAACTACGAGGGCGACATCGCCCAGTGGGGCGACACCGTCCACATCAACACCCTGAACGACATCAGCGTCAAGGCCTACACCCCCGGCGTGGATCTGGACGACCCCGAGCAGCTCACCGGCACTGATTCCGTGCTGACGATCGACCACGGCGCGTATTACAACTTCTACCTCAACGATGTGGACGCCGCCCAGGCCCGCTCTGACGTGATGGACGCCGCCATGCGCAACGCAGCCCAGCAGCTGGCCGTGGATGCAGAGAATTACATCATCAGCATCATCCGCCAGGAGGCGGGCATCAAGCCCATGCTGCCCATGCCCACCCAGGAGGAGGGCGGCCTGTACGGCCTGCTGCTGGAGATGAAGCAGGTGCTGGACACCAACAACGTCCCCCGCTTTGACCGCAAGCTGATCCTCTGCCCCGAGCTGGAATCCGCCCTGCTGTTGGACAACCGCTTCATCACCGGCTCCGCCGCCGCGGATGACCGCCTGGCGGAGGGCGCCATCGGCCGCGCCCTGGGCTTTGACATCTACATCAGCAACTGCCTGGACAGCGAGTTCGTCATCATGATCCCCGATGCGGTGACCTTCGCCAACCAGATCACCAAGGTGGAGGCCTACCGTCCCGAGAAGGGCTTCTACGACGGCGTGAAGGGCCTGTGCCTCTCCGGCGCCAAGGTGACCATGCCCAAGGCTGTGTGCATCGGCACCATCCTGGAGGACTGATCAACCGGCTGCATGCGTTCCACCCACGGGGCGCATGCAGCCCTTTTTTGACATCTTCTATATGAAAGGAGACCCATCATGACCATCAAGGTATCCGATGTGATGCGCCATGTGCGCAACCATTTTGTGGCGGACTGCATCACCGGCAGCTTTGTCCACACCGGCGGCGTGCTGACCCCCGGCGATGCGTTCCAGCCGGGCATGTGGATTGCCGTATGCGGCAAGGACGCGCCCCAGGGGGTGTATCAGCTGGACGAAAACGGCGGCATTCCCGACCTGGGGGACAGGGCTTTCCGCGCCAGCATTTACCGCCTCAATCCCCCGGCGGACTTCATCCGCCTGTGCGGGGACATCGCCTGCTGGGCCGCTGCCAACCCTGATCCCGCCGTGAGCGCGGAAAAGCTGGGGGAATACAGCGTCAGCCGCAGGGCCGTCACCTGGGAGAGCGCCTTTGCCCCCGCCCTCGCCCCCTACCGGCGTATGTTTGCGGAGGTGACGGCATGATCGAAAAGTGGTTCGAGCCCTTCATCCTGCTGGCCCGGGCCCCCGTGAACGACGGTTTGGGCGCGTATCCTTCCACTTTTGCTGAGGATATTCCCTTCCGGGGCGTGCTGGTCTTCACCATTGCCGGGGAAATCTCCGCCGGCGGCCAGCCCGCATTGGAGGACACGCCCACGCTGCTCTACGACCCGGATGTGACCCTCGTCCTGGGGGACCGCGTCCGCCGGGAAAAGGACGGCGCCATCTACCGCGTCTGCGGCGGCAGCATGGGTGCGCCGGATTATTCCGGGCTGCACTTTTCCCAGGTGAATCTGGAAAGGCTGGTGATCCCGTGCTGAGCGAGTTCATTCAATCCGTCATCACCCGCCTGGAGGGCGTGGACGCACCGGTTTTTCAATCGGACTGCGTGCCCATCGGCACGGCTGCGCCCTATATCACCCTGGCGGTTGCCGCGCCCCTGGGCGAGAGTGCCGGCGCCCTCACCCTGACCGTCTGGCACAGCGCCAACGCGGGCCGCATCGCCCTGGCAGAAGAGATCGCTGCCCTGCTGTCCGATGGCGGCACATGCCTGTCCCTGCCCTCGGGCCATGCCCTCATCACCGGCGGAACCGCCAGCTTCCTGCACGAAGCGCCCCTGCTGGGCCTGCGCATGGTGTGGAAGCTGCGCTTCTGCCCCGCCGGATAAAGGAGGTTCATCATGACGACCAAATACACCTGCGCCCTGGACGGCACGTCCCTCGCCTCGCTGGATGAGCGCATTGTCATCCTGGAAATCACCGAGGATGCGCCCCGGATGCACGAAGTCACCCTGCCCCTGCATGGCGGCGGACACCGCGTTCTGACCAGCCGCCGGGAGAGCATCACCGTGCGCATCCGCTTTGCCATCCATGCGGAAAGCCCTGCCCACCGCCTGTCGGTGATGCAGTCCATCCGCACCTGGGCGATGAAGGGCGGTAAGCTGACCATCTCCCCGCGCCCGGGCCAGCGGCTGACCGTTATCTGCACGGCGCTGCCCGATCTTTCCTTCCGGGACTGGCCGGATGAAATGACCCTCGCCTTCACCAGCCTGTACGCCCCCTGGTGGGAAGCTGCCGAGCAGACTGTCGTCTCCGGCACCGGCGTGAAGACCCTGCTGGTGCCCGGCACGGCGGATTACGCCGACATGGAGGTGATCATCATGAACGCCGCCGCCACCACCGTGACAGAGCTGACCGTCCGCTGCGGCGAGAGCCACATGACCTTCCGGGATATCACGCTGCCCAGCGGCAGTCAGATCGTCATCAGCCATGTGAGGGGCAGCCTCACCGCCAAGCTGGACGGCAAGAGCGTCCTCCATTGCCGCACCATGGACAGCAGCGACGAGCTGCTCCTCCCCTGCGGCGAAACGGTTGAAATGTCCGTGGAGGCGGCAGTCTCCCTGTACGCATTCTTCCAGGTGAGGGGGCGGTACGCATGATCCGTCTGCCCCGTTTGCTGGACGGCAATTTGCAGGAAAAGTGCCGCCTCACGCCCCTGTCCCTGGCGGTGCACCTGCGCCTCACGCCCCTCTCCACCGCGGAAATGGTGCTGCCCGCCGGGGGCGACTGGGTCTCCCCGCTGGACATGGTGGAGCTTTACGACGAAAACGGCAGCCTGGGTATCTACCGGGTCAAGGCGGTGGACAGCATGATCGGCCAGGCCCGCACGGTCAAGCTGGAGCACGGCTTCTGCACCTTGCAGGACGGCGTCATCCCCGCCCAGGGCTTCATGGATACCGTGCGCGGCACCATCACCCGGCTGCTGGATTGTCAGCCCGTGCCCCTGTGGACGGTGGGTGAGATCGAAGCACCGGAGGATCTGACCATCATCTTCGCCACGGAGTACGCCAATCTGCTGGAGGCGCTGGAAAACCTGCTGGGCATGCTTCCCGAGGGCTACGCGCTGGATTTTGACCAGACCGTCACCCCGTGGAGGCTGCACCTGCGCAAGCTGTCCAACCTGCCCTTCTGCGAGGGGCGGCTGAGCCGCAACTTGACCTCCGTGCGTTATATGCAGGACGGCAGCCGGCTGTGCAGCCGCGTGTACCCCTTCGGCGCGGAGGTGGAGGAAGGCCGCATCAGCCTGGTTCCGCTGGAGGGAGTGGCCTACCGGGAGTCCGCTCTCACCGCCGCCATGGGGGTGATCAGCCGCACCTTCACCACCGATCTGGTCTTTGACGTGCTGTCACTCAAGGATGTGGCGGATGAATACCTGTCCCGGCACTCCATCCCGGAGATCACCATGACGGTGGACGGCGCTGATCTGTCCTCCGTCACCGGGGAGGACATCGACGCCTTCCGCCTGGGCCGGGCCTGCCGCCTTTCCTTGCCGGAGGACGACCTGCTGCTCACCGAGCGGGTCATCGCCATTGACAAGCCGGACGTGTACGGCGCGCCCGGCCAGGTGACGCTGACGCTGTGCAGCCGCCTCAAGCGGCAAAGCGACAAGGCGGAGATTGACGAAATCGTCCGCCAGGTGACGGCAGGCAAGCTCATCGGCGGCAAGGTGACCGAGGTGACGGATTCCAACCGGGCATACGGTTCAGTCACGTCGCCGGTGGTGCACTACTTCGACATCGAGGACTGGGCCGCCGTGCTGGACGTGCGCATCTCCTTTGACCCGGACAGCGGCGTGTCTATGCAGAACGTCCGCGTGGACAGCGCCCATCCCCCGGATGAGGAATGGCGGGGCGGTTCCTTCAGCGCCATGCCCTACCTCAAGCGCGACGAGCTGGGCCTCATCGCCCAGGGGCAGCACTGGGTGGCCTTCAGCCCCTCCAACGGCACCTACGGCGAAAGCTGCGGCGTGAATTCCACCGTCACCATGACGGTCATCGAGAAAACCACCACCTAAAGGAGTGCACCCATGATTGATATCAACAAGCTGATTGCCGATTTTGAGGACTGCATCGGCTGGCCCTATGCGTCTCCCGGCACCAATGATGAACGCGGCATTGACTGCTCCGGCATGTTTGTGCGCGCTTACCGCTTGCAGGGCCAGCGTATCTACCACGGCAGCAACACCATCTGGCGCAAGCATCTGGGGGACAAGGGCCCCATCGACTCTGTCCGCGATTTGCAACCCGGCATGGCCGTCTTCAAGTGGAAGGCGGAGACCCCCGCCAAATTCTCCGACAACGAGGGCGACTTCTGCCACATCGGCCTGGTGACCAGCGTGAGTCCCCTGCGCATCGTGCATGCCTCCACCGACGGCATGAAGGTCAAGGTGGACAGGAAGATCGGCAAGTGGAGGTACTGGGGCGTCCTCGCTGCAGCAGACATGCCCAGCGATGCGTCCGCCGCCCTCCCCACTGCCACCCTGCGCCGGGGCGACCGGGACAGCGATGTGAAAACGCTTCAGCGGGCATTGCGCAGCGTGGGCTTCGACCTGGAGATCGACGGCATTTTCGGACGCATCACCCAGGAGTGCGTCAAGTCCTTCCAGGCGACCCATGATCTGGTAAGGGACGGCATCGTCGGGCCGCTGACCTGGGCCGCACTGGAAAAGGCGGTGCCCGGAGAATGAGCGAAGCTGTACTTGTAGCCATCATTTCCGGGGCATGCACGCTCATCGGCAGCTGCGGCGGCGTGCTGGCCTCCTCCCGGCTGACCCAATACCGCCTGGCCCAGCTGGAAAAGCAGGTGAACCGCCACAACCAGGTGATCGAGCGCACCTTCCGCCTGGAAGGCCGGATGGACGAGGCGGAGCACGACATTCGTGATTTGAAGAACAGGAGGTAACACATGCAAATCAACTGGAAAGTCCGGCTGCGGAACAAAACCTGGCTGGCCTCGGTGCTGGCGCTGGTAGTCAGCTTTGTCTACGACCTGCTGGCCATGGCGGATTTCGTTCCGCCCCTGTCGGAGAACTGGCTGATGTCCCTCATCCAGACCATCCTGACGCTGCTGACCGCCCTGGGCGTGGTCATCGACCCCACCACCGACGGCGCAGGAGATTCCGACCGGGCGATGAATTACCAATAA